GACAAAAAACAGGGAAAAACTGCCTGTCACCGACACTGGTTACAGATCATGTTTTATTCACTGGCAAGACATTGAACCCTACGGCGATGCCGTGGGGTACGTCATTGCATGGCTTGACCATGCATCCCAAAGCAAAGCTTGGCAGAAGCATTGGGCAGAGCGCCAAGAGGCGCTTCAACAACCTGATTTATTCGGAGAACTTATATGAAGCTATACACTGATTGGCATGGCAATTGGGTTGGCACTCAAGCCGAAGCCAAAGACTTGAAAAGATGTTTTCAAGCAGATGTGCCAACAAACAAGCCTAATCTGCTTGCGTTCTTAAGTGAGCATCAAGTCGGCGCAGTCATTGAAGAAACGCTGATCGAGCGCAAACATCACACAGCCGCAAGAGCAACAGCGCTCCAACAGCCGTTGGTCATTGAAGAACAGCCGCAAGAGCAACAGCGCTCCAACAGCCGTTGGTCTGCAAAAGATCTTAACGGCTTTGACATCCGAGACATTGCCCAAGAAGCCAGTTTGAAAGACCTGACTTTTGCAATGTCAGTTTACCTTAACCGCTTAAATGAGGAGCTCTCATGACTTTTCAAGGAACAATCAATAACTGGGATTTCCCAGTGGAATTAATGCCTACACCGCACGCTGTAACAGGCGAGCCATTGGAAAACAGCACGCAAGTCGTGCGCACAGACACAAATGAGGTGCTTGGCGTACACGGCGGCGGGTACAAACTTATGCCAAACCGCGACGTGGTTCAGCCCATTCTGGATGGGGTCGAAGCCGCAAATCTGTCCAAAGATCGTGAGGTTACAATTGAAGCCTATGATCGAGGTCGGCGGCTGCGCGGCGAGGTTCGGTTTCCCGACCTTGTGATCGAGCCGAGTGTCGGGGATTACATATCCTTTGTTATTCGTTGGAAATCATCACATGATGGCTCTTGGGCATATTCAATTGTTGCAGAGGGAAATCGCCTGTTTTGTGACAATGGATGCGCAACCGCAGACAAAGCTGCAAGTTACACAGCCAAACACACATCTGGCCTTAATGCAGATGCCAGTGCTGCAAAAATTCTTAAAGGCTTTGAAGTCTTTAAGAACCAGAAAGAAATCTATCAGGAGTATATGCGCCAGAAGATCCATGACGAACAGGTGGTTATTGACCTGTTTAAGAAAACACTGGCAAAGCGCGTTACACCTTCAAAAGTTGTTGTGAATGAGCGTCAGCTTGATAACCTTATAAACATCTGGCGCGACGAGCGTGCTGCTCTTGGCGCAAACAAATGGGCGCTTTACAATTGCCTGACCCATTGGTCAACGCACACCCAAGCGTCAAATCGGCCTCATGTGACGCGCCATAACCGAGAGCAGCAGGTTCAAAAGCTGCTTGCATCGAGCAGATGGTTGGAGCTTGGGTAAGGAATACCCTACCTTGTTATGGTATTGCATAAAAAATGAGCAGAGTCCGCTTGACTTTGTTGATTCTGTTCGTTTTTCTTTCACAACAATAATAAAAACTAAAAGTTTAGTGGTGGGAAATAACAAAAATGACTGAAATGGGAAGAAAATTACCAGTAAAAAAGCGATCATGTAAAAGTAACCCCCCGCCAAATTACATCCAAAAAGAAATGGCTAAATGGGGCAGGGCTTTTTTACCAATTTGGATTGTCCTGATAAAATACACTTCAATTACGGTCTGGAAAAAATTGCTTGGAAAGCTTGGTGGTTTGCCATCAAGCCACCTTGGAAAATCCAAAATCAAATATTTCCAACCACGCACCCCATCTTTTAAACTCCCAACTGGCGGCTGTGCAAACCGATCACCCGACTGGCCCGACCCGCCGCAAGGCCCCCCTTTGGGGAGGGCTTTAGGATGCCTATAAAAAACCCGCTTAGAACAATTTTCGATGCATTAGGAGAGCAAAGCTTAACTTCAAAAGTTGACGTTCAATACAAAAAGACTAAAGATGGAGAGACAGTGTTAATTACATTTAACAACAATAAATCGTCTGAAATTGATGAAGTAGAAGCTTGGTTTAGCAAACATGAAAACGCAACGCATAAAAGGAATACACCGCGTTAAATCTAAAATAGCCGACGGAACCACGGTCGAATATCATTATGTATTTCGCGGTGGGCCAAAGTTTTGGACATCCTTGGATACAGTTCCAAAAAACGGCCCTGCATATTTTCAGCTTTACACAGAGGCGTTAGGGGATAGATCCCCTGCCCTTGGTAAGTTCAGGGAAATTATTATCAAATACCTGAAATCCCCAGAGTTTAAAGATCTTGCCACTCGAAGCAAAAAAGACATCAACACGTCTATTTCCCATCCAAAAGGAATAGACGCTACGTTTGGGGATGCGCCTATTGCTGCGTTTAACGATCATAAAATAAGAAAGATTGTTTATGATTGGCGCGATGATTGGGCTGAAAGCTCATATCGAACTGCTGACGCGCGTATTTCGCATCTTGCGGCAATTGTGAGTTGGGCGCTTGATCGAGGTCTGCTTGTGCAGCATCATCTGCAAAAAGTTAAAAAGCTTTATGTGTCAGATCGAAGTGAAATCATTTGGACTGATGCAGAAATAGACGAATTTGTGCGTATTGTACCCAAATGGGTTGGTAATATCCTTATCGTAGCCACAGAAACAGGACTGAGACCCGGCGATATTAAACGCCTCAACAGGGCTCACCTTGAAAAAACACTGCTTGGTTCCCGTATTGTTATGAATACAAACAAACGCGGCAGAGTTGTCAGCATTCCCGTCACAAAAAAGATGCAAGCTTTGCTTGATGATTTACCTGCGGGTCAGCTTCAAGTCATTGTCGGGGCAAAAGGCGCTCCAATTGCCAATCCTGACAGACTTGGGCAAACAATCAGCCGATGGAAAAAACGCACATCAATCACGCGGGATCTCAACCTTTATGATGCCAGAGGAACGGCAGCGACGCGGTTGTTCCGCGCGGGTCTAGCGCTCCATGACATTGCTTTGTTCATGGGATGGACACCCCAACACGCTGCTAAAATGATTGAAATATATTGCAGCTTCAATCCTGATGACAATTCAGACATTTTGATTGAACTGGAAAAGCACAGATAGGCGCCTAACTTCCCGCTTGATTCGTATCAAGCAGCCGCTTCGCTAGACTGCTTGACACGCCTCAATCGCTCAGTTTGTGGCTTTTTTAACACTGAAAAGTGTAAAATGGCCTGTAAAATGAAAAAAAGTTGTGATGTGTTAAAGGGCAAAAAATCCTTTAAAATCAATGGTCGGGACGGCAAGATTCGAACTTGCGACCTACGGTACCCAAAACCGCAGCATTTAATTGTTTACAAACATTAAAAAAGTAAAATACTCTTTCCCTAAGATCCCAAACATCAATAACTTAGACTTACTGTGTAAAATAAAAGGAGGCGTATGTTGTCTAGTATCTCTGTTAAAAAGCCCTTCGCCATCGCCAATGCGGTCAAGCCCTCAAAGAGCAGAATCACATTAGCTGAAAGCGAAGATTTCAAGCCCCCATCATACGCTCAAATACATTCTCTTGAGCGTCAAATAACCGCCCTTAAATCCGAAATTCTTATTAACCAAAGTCGATACGAAAAAGTCCTCGAAAATTACAAAGACGAGCGCATCAAGCGCGTTGAGGCAGAACGACAGCTTTCCCTACGCAGCGGCCCTCTGTGACTCCCACACAGAGATCGTTAAAGTATCTTCGATCAGACGGATGGCATTGCGCCATAGTGGAGCGATGGAACCCTCACAGACGCATCCGTCAAGACCTTTTTGGCTTTGCCGACTTGATTTGTATGAAGCGAGCAAAACCCCCCAGACTCATACAAGTCACGTCTACGGGATGGTCGTCACGGGTCACGAAAATACTTAACGAGCCGCTTGCGCTGCTTGCGCTGACCAGTGGTTTCGAAATCGAAGTCCACGGTTGGCGCAAGCTTAAATCAAACAGGAACAGACAGACGATTAAAGTGATCCCGATAACTGTTTCCGATTTTGGGCAGATAAATGAGCTTCAAGACTTATCGACAGATAGCAGAAACCCCGTCGTTTAATCCCTTAGAAAAACTGGTGATGTTTCAGCTTGCCAGTTTTCAAAATGAACACACCAAGCGCTGCAACCCCTCACCTGAAAGAATTGCGCATTTCACCAAACTCTCTACGCATCAGGTGCGCAGGATTTTGCGCAATCTGGAAAACAACGGCGCAATCAAAAGATCCCCGAATGGTTGGGATTTCTTCATCGCAACCGACAACTCCGAACCCGCCTTGATACCGTCCGATTGGTGGCCTGACGAGCGATCAATCGAAACGCTTCAAGACCTTTTTCCGCATCACGACTTTGACATGGAGGAAGCTGTCAATGACTTCATCGAGTACTGCAACGCCAACGCAAGGATTGCGCCCCACAGATATAATTTCGCATTCCTCAGAAACATCTCATCAATCCTCGAAAATCGCCAAGAGGGTCGAGTTCAAATCTCACGTCAAAAACGAAAGCAAGATACACATTCAGTCGGTGCTTCAATCGCTCGGCGCTATAGCGCATGAAGCACTCAGCTATTCAGAAATGCGTGACTTCGAAATTAAAAACAACGCGCATTACTTAGGCAAGTGGTTTGACATTGTTTATTACATTCCCGCACAGCAGCCCATCGAGCTTTACAGCCGCGCGATCGACGCGGTTACGCCCGTCTACACAGAGGACGTATCCGTAGGCAAAGCGCTCTATGAGCTCTGGCTTGTCACCAAGACCGAAAAGATGGCCGAGCTCGACCGCGATGCAATGATGGCGGCGTACATCAAAAAGCTTGGCGAATACTCCCCCGCAGCCGTGCGCATCGTTCTGCACGAAATGATGGAAACTCAAACGTGGTGGCCTTCTTGGGCAGAAATCCAGAACCGCCTCGCTCCTTATGTCACTGACACCCAACGGCTCCACAGAGCCCTTACGCTTGTTCTTAGAAAGGAAGCAGCATGAACCGATGTGATTATATCGGCTCAAGCGATGCGCGCGACATTATGTCGGGCAACTGGCTTGAGCTTTACAACAAGAAAATGGGCTTGGTTGAGGAAGTAGATCTTTCCGACAATTTCAAAGTCCAACTTGGAACTGAAACAGAAAGCTTTCATCTTGATTGGCTTCAAAAGCAACTCGATGCAAAATTCCCAGGTGTGTACTCTTTGTCAAAAGGTTTGCATCAACACGGCGATGTGAAAAAAGCCCAACATTTTAATATCCACGAATGTTGCGGATCACATATCGACGCTATTTTGACAGAGCCAAGCAACACACAAACGCTTGTCGAAGTTAAGCACTCAGGCACATTCAGATCGCTTGACGAGCTTTGCGATTATTACATGCCGCAAATTCAACACCACCTATTTGTGTGGGATGTCGAACATCTTGTGTTTTCAGCTATTCGCGGCAACGAGCCCCCTGCCCAAATCTGGGTTGAGCGCAATGAGGAATACAAAGAGCATTACACCTCGCTTTGCAGTATTTTCTGGGAACACGTTCAAAACGCAAACCCGCCGCCAACGGATCTTGGGCTTGAGCCCCTTCCCCAGAAAACATTCGATGCGATCAAGCGCGACGGCATGGTGCGGCGTGACATTTCCACCGACAACCACGCCCAAGTTTTGATCAATCAATACAAAGAAACAAAAGAAGCGTCCGAGATCCACGCTTGGGCGAAGAAAGAAATGAAGTCTCTGATGAAACCCGACGAGTCAGAACTTTACTGTGATGATCTTGTGCTCAAGCGCAGCAAAGCCGGTGCAATTTTATTCCAACAACCAAAGAAAGAGAGGGTCTAATGGCAACCGCCAAGAAAGCCGCATCTGCTCCTGATGCATTTACCGATCTTATACGCGCACAAGCCGCGTGTGAGCCGCTTTTCAACAACTCAGTCAACCCGCACTTTAAAAATCGGTACGCCGATTTGGGTGCTTGCATCGACGCTTGCAAAAGTGCGTTTCACAAAAACAACTTTGCTATTTTGCAAGTCAATGACCATGACCATTACGGTCAGTTCGTCAACACCATCCTGCTTCATCAATCAGGCGAGCGCTTTGGCTCCAAAGTTTATCTCAGCCTATCTAGGCAGGACATGCAGGGCCTTGGCGCTGCAATCACCTATGCACGACGCTACGGGCTTTTAGGGCTCGTAGGTCTTGCCGCAGAGGATGATGACGGCAACGCATCCGTCCCATCCAATTCACCAACGATTGTAAAATCGTCCACTCCACCAAAGGCTAAATCAGCCGCAAGTTTCTGAGGTCTTAATGCCCGATTACGATAACACCAACAGCGGGGTTACATTTCCCCCGTACGAAGATCAGCACTTTGTCCTGCAAGGTAAAGTCGATGTCGAAGGCTCTGAGGAGCGCATCGTCGTGGTGAAAGAAAGGATGTCACGCGACGGCGAGCCAACTTTAGTGCTGTATCAGCGCTGCGGGGTTCTGTTTTCTAACGACAAAAAAGGCAATGACAAAGCGCCAGATTATTCTGGGCCGCTTGATATGCACCCCAACCACCGTATCG